GAGGGGGTTTCCTTCTGGACCGAAGTTAGGTCTACTAAGTCATCCATGACTTGTTTACTGCCTTTATTAACAATCTTTTCTATTAATCCTGGTTTATTTAACGCAAGGTTATCTAAATCGTGCTTAGCAAATGTTTGTCTTAATTTATTGACTTCACGGAGAGCGTCTTGTTTTTGCGATTCCAACTTACCGAGGTCCGCGGATAGTTGTTCTTGTTTAGCTAGGTATTGTTTGATTGAATCATTTTGCTCGGTTATTTTACTTTCTAAAAGCATTTGATTAGCTTTAGATTGCGATAATTGGTCGAACAGGTATTTAGAACCTGCCAAAGAAGCTACCAATAGGACTCCGAGAATCATGCTTAATTTAAATCCCATATCAAAAGTATAAACGCAAAAATTTTTTTCGCAAAATTTTTTTCACTAGGGACTTATTTGTAAAGTAGTTGCAACCAAGGACGCGAACCTAAGGTGTGGCGGAGGGCAGGACCCGCACAAGTCAATAGGGGGGTATAGGGGTTTTATTATAGGCACAAAAAAAGGGCTACATAAGTAGCCCTTAGTTAGGTTAGGTTAGCTTAGCTAGTAATCACAGCTTTAATACCTTTTTTATCAGACCACTCAACAGCACCTGTACACTTATTAAAGTAGTGAGCTAAGACTCGTTGTGGTGATTGCTCATAAGGTGTGCCGTCATTCCTTGCCCATGCTTGTAAACCTGTAGCTAAATTACCTAGCTCATTGATGTCATGCACAGTTGCAGTACCACCTAAAGCACTAATATAGTTAGTGATTAGTTGTACCTGTTTAGGTAAGTTAGATGTATCAACGCCGTCAATTAATGACACTTTAAGGTCTACACTAATTGAACAAGAGGTGCCACCTCTAGGTGCTTTTGCTTTAGCTAAGTTATCTAATACTGCTTTCATTTTATCGTTAGTTTTCATAATTCTATTTTCCTAAGGGTTATAGTTTAATTAAGATAAGTACCCTTTTAACCTATCTTATAAACTAGTATATACCATTCTATAGTCAATACAATAGTATTAGTTAAATTAATTAAATTAATTATATTAGGTTAGTTAGCCTATATAAGTTAGTTAAGTTAGTTAGAATTTAAGACGGACGCGAACGACGGGACGGGGAAACAAAACCGCGATTAGAACGACTGAGCGGATTGATTGATTGATAGAGTGATAGAGTAGAGGGAAAGGGATGGGGATAGAGTAGAGCGATAGAGCAGAGGGATAGAGTAGAGTGATAGAGTAGAGTAGAGCAGGCACAAAAAAGGCGACCGAAGTCGCCCTTTGGTACCAGTCAGCTATTAGCTAATTGTAACCAGTCCTTCTTCTACAAGTCTTGCTTTGTAGTGAGTCCATATATCGTTAGGAGTCTGGACTGTTTTTAATCCAGCTTTATCTAACGCACTTTCAGTAGAACCATCGGTCCCGACCAACTCACCTACTGTTAAAGTATTACCTTTCGCAGCAACTAAAGCCTCGATAATGATTCCAGCCTGAGGTGGAAACTTTCCTTTAGGTGTAGCGATGAGCGTAATCACTGCATCGTAGTTTGCAGAACCTCTTTGAGTTCCAGCTTTATAGTTTTTATCTATCATATCTTTCTCCTTTCTAGCTAAGTGGCGAAATTACCTACTTAGTACAATCATTATAGCCCTGATTGGTACCAAAGTAAAGCAGTATAAAGAACAGCAGATTGCAACCAAAAGTAATTAAACTTCTTTGGATGCAAAGTCTCCCTCTATTATATTTGAATCCGTCGCTCGTTTCTTAATCAGTGTTTCGAGTCGAGTGAGTAGGTCGTCCTTCGACATCATATCAATCTTTGCGGTCAGTATTTCTCGTCTATCGATGTAGAGTCCACCAGCTTTGCCTCGATGGACCTCGGCTGTGATGGCAGCGGATATCTGACCTTGGTCTTTCGCCTCTTCTCTGAGGTCGTGTAGAGTGGACAAATGATTCTCTAGAGAAACTGCGTCCTTCTGAGAGGCTGCGATTTCCAAGTCGATGAGGTAGTTTCGTACAACGGGGTTATGATTGAGTAATACACTGCCTTGTGTCTTAGCCCCCTTCCTGTCCTTCGTATACCCTGCTTTTATCGCGGATTCAGTAGCTGTTTGTCCTTTGAAGTATTCTTTACAAAACTTCTTCTGCTTTGAGTTAAGTGGTTGCCAAATCTTACCGTTGGCGTCAACAAATCCATTACCGTCTTCTGTTGGTAATAATGAAGTATAAGTTAGTTGTTTCATTGTAGTTCCTCTGGTCTCCCAAGTGATATTACAATCTTATTATAAAACAACTCTTTTATATAGTTTTCTCATGCCCTCTAGGTATCTTACCTATAATTTCTAATAGAGTAATAGAATTCTATTAGTTTTGATAAAACAACGAATCGAGTAACCAAGAGACTTGTAGATTGATTCTATTAGTATATTAGAGATATTAGTAGTTTTGAGAAACTTTTTACAAAAACTTTTTTATTTTACCAGATAACAATACACATAGATTTAATAGACATAAAAAACCCCCGCACGAGGCGAGGGCAAAGACAGCTTTTAGGGAAACTATCTTATAAACCGATTCTAAACGCTACAGTTTTTTCAGTATGTTCTGCTTCAGCATCTTCTTCCCAATCTATCAGTAAATATAACTGTCCATCTATAGTAGCAATCGCTACATATACATTATCATTTATATTGAAATATTCACAACTTTCAGAAAACTTTCGTAAAGTTTTATCTTCCATTGTGTCGCGAGTATTCCATCCTTGTTGATATTCAACGGTATCGGCTAGTTTTTTCCAATCACTCATACTGTCTCCCTGTTAGGGCTTTTATCAATCCTAGTAATCGAAGCCATGAACCCATGACCGTCTCCAATCTTCAGTATATGGTAAAGATAATCAACTGACTGTATAACTGTAGTACCTATAACATCGGCTTCAGTGAAACCTTTGCGTTCTTCGTTAATAAGTAAAACATAATCAGCGTTCTCAGGATATCCTTCTTCTGGTTTTGGTATAGCGAAATCAACTAAGTCGTCAGCGATTACTCCACCTTCTTCAGATAGTGGTATCATAGAATGCCATTCGTCTTTACGGTACTCATCTAGACGTTCGTTCACCTCGTCTAAATAAAGTCGTCAGCGATTACTCCACCTTCTTCAGATAGTGGTATCATAGAATGCCATTCGTCTTTACGGTACTCATCTAGACGTTCGTTCACCTCGTCTAAATATATTTTAGTAGCTTTATCCATCACGCACCTCCCGCTTTCAAATTTTCTATTCTTAACTTAGCCCATCTTTTCCAATTTCTATCTACAGACTCTCTCTTTATTTCATATTCGAGGTAAGCTAATAACTGTTTCTCGGCATCAGCATCGGTACAAGTATAATCTTCATAATCGTTCATCACGCACCTCCAGTAAATGGTATAGCCGCACTAGTCAGCGTTTCGCTACGGTCGAACCATTGTAAACACTCGCGTTTACAATCCCAGTGGTACGTTAAATGACCCGTATCATTCCCTTTATATTCGGTAATAGTATAAAAATGCGTAGCGTCTTCGTATGTATAAAACTGCATAGTATCGTTATTTATCGGGTAAGCTATCGGATTACTGACCGCGGTCATTCCTTCGTATAACTCTTTCGGCATATTCGGGTAATTACCGATATTACAATCGAATGCTTTATGTTCAAAGCCTCCGTCTATTTTTTTCCATTCTTCGTTCATAGTATTCTCCTTTCTATAGTTTATGGGCTAATCCTTTATTAGCCCTTAATATATTATAACTAACAGCAAACCGATTATAAAGCAGCCTACGAGCCCTGATAATAACAGTTAGGGTCGATTTCAAAACCATCCCACAGATAATCAAAAACATCACAGGGGGTCATAAAGCCATTACTTATATCAGAGCGTAAATCATCACGCACCCAACGAACTTCGATATCATTATCGCCAACTTCATCAGAGGACCAAAGAACAACAGCATGAGTCACCTCTGGACGCATAAAGTTAATTAAGTTATAAGATTTATTATAATATTCATTAGGAAAATGTGAAGAGAACTCTTTAAGATTTTCATAGAAATCTTCATTTTTTCCAACTAATACACTAGTGGGGATAAACAAAGCATTTCTGCCATAGATTTCACCGTGATAAAAACTTAAACACATAAGACCGTCATTAAACTCAGCAGGTACATCGAAAGAATCTTTATTAGGCAGCCTATCAATTTCGCCAGCAGGAAAATTATTGCCACTAGAACACCAACTATAATAATTATTACAGGCTGAACCAATACCGTAGTGATTCAGGAACAACTCCGAAGGATTAAATTCCAAAGAACGACCTCTCAGATTAGGTGCGAACAAATTATACGGATTAAACGAGTTAGCAGAGTAACAAAATGTTTGATAATCTACAAATTCATTATGATTCTTTCTAACAACGTCTACTAATTCTTTAGTATTATCTATTCTTTCTTTTAAAGCTTCTGTCAGCTTAGTATTTATATTCATACATTCTCCTTTCTATAGTTTCTAGGGTAAATCTAGTATTTACCCTTAGGTATATTATAACTACCAGCAAAGCGATTATAAAGCAGTACGGCGACGCCGCAAGGCAAAGTCCTACGTTTCAAGACGAGCTTCTAAAGGGTCTAAGAAATTACGACGCATTTCACCACCACAAATCGCGCACCATTTACAAGTGTGCGAATCAGGTTCTCCTTTAGT